GAGAAGGTACGCAAAGATGGTATTGAGCGTAACTTTGAATTTAAAAAGAAACAGGTTGTCGAGTACAACCAGCGCAACGAAAGCCGTAAGCAATCGGGACTCCCATATCAACCAGCCACGCGGGAGGTGAAACAATACGCAATCGACCTCGGCCTTGTACTTCTGGAACCTTTTGCGGTCAGAGACGAAGAGAGAGAAGCCATTGCAGATGCTAAAAAGGAAAATGACGATCTAAGAAGTCAGATTTCTTCCTTGACTGAGCAAATGGCAAAACTCGCTGAAGCAATGACGAACAAAGAACCGCAAGTTGTTTATATGAAACAACCGCACAAAAGGGCTCCAAAGAAGAAGGTAGGGGTAAAAAAGGATGAGTAATGGTAAAATATCTAAATTGCTACGAGATATTAGAAGAGGTCAGATATGGATTGAATGACCATTCTTCAACTAAAGTTATCGGTACAGATACCTCTGGGGCGTTTCAGAATGCCCACATTATAAAGAAGATAAACGACTCCCAGAGGTTTCTGCACGGTATTATATTCGCACGTAAACCAGCACTATTCTTAACGTCTGCATCAATCACTATGTCCGATTCAACGGGCAGTTTCCCCGCCGACTTCTTTAAACTCAGAAGATTAGAAAATTCAGACGGAGTCAAACTTCACTTTATTTCTCTTGATGAAAAGCATACAGGATCTTACTCGGGGAATGAGTTTCTGTATTACTGGTATGGGAATACGATAGTCTGTGATGCTTCAAGTTTCAGTGATACATTGACCCTTTGGTATTACTCACGTTGCAGAGACATTACAATGGGTAAAGCATCGGCTGGCGAGGCAAAATCAATTACCCTGGCAACTTCAGCACGTTTAGAAGCAGACTATTACAATGGAATGAAAATCGACAATATTACCGACGACAGTACAGACACTATAACTGACTATTCGGCGGCAAGGGCAGCGACGATCACAGGAACGGGCGCGGCAGATGATTACTACGGATTAGTCTCTGAATTGCCTGAATTTTTCCATCACCTCATAGCACCAAGAACAATTATAATGATGAAGTCTCTGCCACAGAGTCCAGTGAAACCAAGTCCGGCAGACTACAAAGACTTTAACGATATGTTGGTAAGCACTCTACATGCCTACTTGGGAACCCCAGACATAACACAAGAAGAAGTCTACAATGATTTCGAGTCGTATTTATGAAAAAGCTAACTAAAATAGAAACAAATTCCTTCAGGGGCGGGAATATAACCCGCAACGAACCTGCGTTACTTCCGGTTGGTGGATTCTCAAAGATTCAGAATATGCGTCAGAGGCACCCCGGCTTAGAACAACGTGGGGGTATGTCTCAACTCCACACAACCGCTACCGCGGCTAAAATCCTTTCAGCGTATCAGTTTTCCAAAGGTAAGAAGACAGAGCGACATATGTACACGCAACGGTCAGATGATGACGTTTGGGAAGCTACTGCCGATCCTCCTACGGTGACTACGGGAGCCTTCGGAACAAAGGTCTTTACTGGTTCAGCCAGCTCAGTACCGGCATCATGGAGCGTTATGGATGAGACTCTTTTCTTCTCAAATGGAGTAGATCAGCATCAAATCTATCCTGGAACCGCTTCTTACGTAAAAAGATTGATTGTCTATAAGGGTGCCACGGCGATTCCCACAGTTCCTATTCTTGGTGAGGACTATTCAGATGAAGTCTCCGATGGACTCACTACCACGGTGGCGGTATTGGATTCACTTTCGACATTAGCGGCTTATGATTGTATCTTTATAATGACTCCTGTTCCCGTACACACCTTTACATGGACAATTTCTAAGGCAAACGATACTGCTTCAGTAGCTCAGATGAAATATCGAAAGAGTGACGATACATGGGAACCATGTGCGGCTTTTGCCGACACCACAAAAGATGCTGGATCAAGCACCAAAACTCTAGCGACTACCGGTGGAACAATGAAATTCACGCTTCCCGACAGTTCCATTCCATTCTTCATGTTTGGTCAAGTCGGGTACTGGCATCAACTCTCTTTAGCAAGTGGGGCGTTGGATGCTGAAACCGAAGTCACCTCCGTAACCTACGAGACAGACTGGCAGGGAATTGAAAACGTATGGGATGGAGTGGAAATCCCTGTTGTCGAGACTCAACACTGTACCGATGCTACGGCTGTGTATAAGAAGTTCGGTTCAACGGCGATTGAGATAGATTCCATGACCGATGCAGGGAAGGTCTATTTCGCCACCGCAGATCCAATTAATGCAATTTATGTTGACCCTGGGGCCAAGCCAAATACGACCGGGACTACGACTATCGATGCAATGTACTACTGGACAGGTGCGGCATTCTCTACCGTTGGAACTGTATCAGATGGTTCTTCAGGTATGAGTAAGCCCGGATGGGTGACATTCCCACGTAAGGCAGCTTTCAAGACAGCCTTTAACTCAGGGGTCTATGCCTACTGGTATTACTTTGAAGTCGATAAGACTTTGAATGATGACGTGATAATCAGTCTTTCGTACCAACCGTACTTTAAGATAGCCGATCACGGGACTAAGGGAGTTGTAAGTTCGGCATGGAAAAACAGGATGGTCTACGGGTTCGGGGATAGATTCTTATTCGCTTCGGCTTTACACAGACCACAGGTTTTAAATGGATACGATGGAACGGGAGTACTTGAAGCCGGAGATGGACGGGACAATAAAGTGATTTGTGCTAAACCATTCAATAATGAATTGATGGCATGGCAAGAAGAAAAAGGAAAGGAGGGGGGATGCCTCACGCTATTCGAGGGGTATTCCCCTCCCACATTCGGTAAATTAGTCTTATCTACTGAAATAGGAATACTCAATTCTAAGTGTGCTGTTGTGATTGATGGTAGTAGAGTAGGAACCCCAACAGATCAGGTCATTACCAAGATAGCCTTCTGGGTAAGTCATAAGGGTGTCTTTATGAGTGACGGAAGATACGTTACCGATATAACGGGAGACATTAAGAACTATTTCAATCCACAGGAGAGCGAATGTATCCGAAGGGGGTACGATAACGATCACTGGATGTCAGACGATCCTTCAGAAAACACAATAAACTTAGGTATTGTAGTAGGGATATCGGTTCAGACCTCAACGGCGACCAGCACAACCGGCGATAAATTAGTTGATACCGCAGGAGCTTTTTCAACAAGAAAGAGTGTAACTGGACATCCCATTGCCCATACGATAGCAGTCGGGGATACAGTTTATAATACTACGGATTCTACGAGTGCATTAATTACTGCTATTGATAGTGCCACGACATTATCGATTGATACCGATATAATGGCGTCTGGTGAAGGTTATGAAATTTATTCGGCAACCTGTAATCTTTTCCCGGTTTACGATTTAGAAGATGGTACGTGGAGTTTCGATTCAAGAACACCGCAATTAGCATGTATGGCAAACGTAGAAGCCGCTTCAGGGAATAATCCTATTTTACAGGTAGGCGGTGGTGTAGCGGATGGGTTCACATATCTTTTAAACACAACTACAAATGACGTTTCAGCGGCCATAGATGCCTATACAATCGAAGAACTAAGTGGGCATGGCATGAACATCTTCATCGGAGAAGGGGTCGTTAGAACGAAGGTACAGACCGCAGGAGACTTAACTTTGACTCCTTCTATAAACTCAATCGCTCAAACTGTAAAGACGTTATCAATGACAGCGGAAGTTACAAACCAGACGATCAGACGACATAGAGAGAATTTCAATCTGACAGGCCAACATATAACAATGAAGTATCAAAACAATACAGTAAGTCAGACTTTGTATTTATTAGATCGTGGACACGAAATACAGGAAATTGAAGGGCAATGAAAGAGTACATATTAAATAACAGCTTTTACCGGGTTCCATCCAAGTCTGATACGACTATAAATCGTACCGGCGCAGATGCCAGTAATTCTAGCCCACTGTGCTATTGTATGCGTTTCTCCATTGGCAGTTATAAACTGATTGCGTCTGGTATTGTTAGCTTGTTCTCGTCTTGTTGCCCATCGAACATTGCCGGGAAAGTAACCAGCATTGTTATCAATTCGCTCTATGGTATGTTTAACAGTTGGTCTTGCTCCGATGTGATTGTAAAAGGACATGAAATCTTCTCTCCATTCTGGGAAAACTTCAATACCTCGTCCTCCATAATTGAAAAAGTATTTAGCAGTCGGGCAATGACAACGACTTATCATTTGACACCACGATGTGTATTCTGGAGTGCCACACAATCCATGCTTGTGGTTAGCCTCGTGACTACGTTCTCTATTAAGGCAACCACAGCTTTGAGTGTTTTTGCTTTTAAGACTTTCACCATCTACATCAATAAAATTTCCACAAGAGCACTTACATTTCCATCGTGCCTTATTCCATTTGTTAGGGGTTGTTTTGCAGATTACGAAAAGACGATTAAAAGTTTGACCTGTGATATCTTTAAATTTGTTAGACATGATATAATCTCCTGGTTAAGATTTCTGGTAAGTTTTGAAGTGCGGAAGGCCAAGTACCAGTGGCTCAGCTTTTCGGGTGCTACCCTATCCGCAAACAATAGTAACATTTTTATAGTGAGGAGTCAATAGTGAATCGCGAGTATGGGAGAAAACCCTACATATCAAAGTCTTACCCGGAGATGATGAAACGAGTCACCAATAAAGCTGCGTGGGAGTTGCAGGTAGAGAAACATTCTGAATTTGAGAAACCGTATAGGGGTGATGACTACTCTGCTATGCAACACTATCATCCTACTAATCATCCTGAAGGTATTGATTATCCGGGGATGCCTGTTGGTGGGATACCCGTAAAGACCCCTTCGGAAATAGTATTCTATTGTGGAGGGGAGCTTTGCTATTGCGAGGGAACTACACAGTGTACGACTCTATATCCAACTCACCCAATAGTTGGGATAGATACCGCTTTTTGTGACCCATGCATAGAATTTACTCTTTCTGGTAATCAACTATGCGTCACAGTTCCTGAAGGGTGTAATGTAAATGGGATATGCTCTTATGATGTTTTGATGTTGGCGACATACTCTGGTGGCAGTTCTCCGGGGGGTAGGTTTGGTATTGTAACTAAATTAGTCAATCCCGTACAGGGTTCGCACGGTAATAAGCAACTGAGAGAATGTGATGATTGTTGTGGTTGTACTGGAATCTCCATAGGTTATACCACACAGGGCATGTCAGTCGATGAAGTGCAAACTCTTACCGCAACCGGAGCCGCAGATGGATGCACATATAATTGGGCAATAGCATCAGGTGGTGGCGAATTGTCAGCGGCAACGGGAACATCGGTCGATTACACCGCACCGAGTACAAATGCAGAATGTGCGAATAACCCCACGATTACTTTAACCGTAGAGGGTGATGTATGTGATTCTTTGGATATATCAATAAATGCATACTCCTATGGAGGTTGTGATACTAGGGATAGAGCGTGGGCACATAACTGCGTATCAGACAACTATTATGGAAATTACTACTGTTGCTTATGGTACACTAAATGCGATGGAACATATTATGACTATGCCTGTAGCGGTGGTGTTTGGGCATACTGCGCTAGTTGTAATTCTGATACACCTAACTCATACTCAATTATCACCTCTGTTCACGGGACACAACAATTAGCTATTGACGATTGTGCCGCTGCTGCGAAAAATGGGGATATACGAGATTCAGCACAGATAACCGCTGGTTGCTGTCCACCACAGGCACTATAGGGGAAACTATGAAAAAGTTAAACTTGGGAGAATTTCAAGCACGAATAAATGAAGTGGCAAAAGCAAGAGATATCTTCATAAAGACGGGAGTGACAAACAATATAACCGTTGCCTATCATATGTACCTGAAGGTATTTGATAAAGATGAAATGGACGTAATGATAAGCGGTATCAATACACCGTGGGGGAATATAACCCGTCCTACTTGTGATGAGTGCGGCGAAGAGATGAAACTCAATCCCATGCCACGGAAGATAGGCGATACGATATATCCGACTTCATGGATTTGCAAATGTGGCGTGGAAGAATACACCGAAAAAACTGTTGAAGAATGGTTCAAGGAGCTTAAGATTGAAGATAAAGGGTAAGCACGTTGAAACGAAAACGAACATTATCAAGGGTAGATGTCCTGATTGCAGAAGCAATTTAACCGTAAAGGTAGAATGTGGTGGCATGGGAACAACACGAATAAGCTGTATCAAATGCAATTATAAAGCAATATCAGAAAAGACCATAAAGGAATGGTTGGAGGTATAAGATGGCACTAACATATGGAGCAGATTATTCTAAATTTGGTCAGACTCCTGATGTATCCAAGGCTAAGGCAAGCGATAACAAATATTATAAGACAGAGCAAACGCAAACTCCTACTTATTCTATGGAGCCTGTAACGACAACAAGTTCAACGCGACGGGAGCCTTCGTATTCAAGGACTACTGGTTATTCTTCTTCAACTGCAATTCCTACGATGCCACGGCCCACGATGGGCGCATTGCCTGAATATCAGAAACCGGAGTATGACGAAGAGAGGGTAGGCGAATTAAGGGAAATCTCAATGTCTGTCCCGATGAGCCGGTTACAGAGAGCATTGAATCGAACGCTTATGGAAACCCGTTACGCAGGGAACAAGGCGGTGAGAGGGCAGATGACCCGACAGGCATTAAGCGGATACGGGGAAGGGATAAGCAATATAGGCCTTGCCGCACAGAAAGAAGCAATGTCACAGTACGGGCCTGAATACTCGGCAGAGCAAGATAAGGCACGGATGACGTATGCGGCCAGTCTTGATAAATACAAGACAGAGTTTGAATCCAATATGAACGAGTATCTTGCAACGATGAAACGAACTCAAAGTACGTCAGGGACTCAGTCACAGACAGGTGGTGGAACTACATCAACGGGAACATCAATGCAAAGAGTCCCAACAGGGACAACTACAAAAACAAAATACGCTATGAATCCAGCCTATTCAAGGGCAGGGAGTGTATAAAATGGCTAAGCAGATAAAAAGACTAGGCTATACTGGAGAAGGTGGAATTTATGCCGGTGCTCGCGCTGAAACATATGGGCCTGAAGGCAAGGTGTTTGAAGTCTATGATCCTCCACCCGAGATGCCAAAAGCACCGGCGCAGTCTCAACCGTCTCAAAGAAATGTAGGCATGATTGATTACTACGAAGGTAAGGAAGTGCCATCTCTCGTTAAGGAACGGATGAAATTTGAACAATACCTAATAGAGAAAAACAATGTTCCAGTTGGAGTGAATCGTCAAATAATATCACAAGAAGTAAATAAGCGTTCAGTCGCACAAGAGGAATCCTTATTTGAAAGACTATTTGGTGGGCAATACAGGTTTGAGGATAGAAATGAACTTGGGCCGCAACAGATGTCAGATTGGCAAACAGCGAAACTACAGCATAGAAAAGCAATCGAAGTAGCCATAGATAAAGATATTGATAAGACGCTCACGAAGCATAAAGATATGATGGCGATATGGGATGATACGATTGGGAAGAAGAAAGAGCCAAAAGAACTAAGTGGTCAGAATTGGATATTACCAGATAGAACTTCTGTTATTAGTTATGATGGCGGAAGGACATATAAAGATGCAACTGGTCAAGAATCCGGGATGCCTTCTAATGCTATCAAAGTTCCATCAAGTGCAACATTAAGCGAAATGAACATGAACCAGGCTAAAATGCAAGCTCAGAGTGAATTAAAATCTGAACAACTAACTGGTGGGCAATCACCTGAAAAAGCGGCACTTGCAGGGACAGGTCCGTATGCCAGAACCATGTCGGCGTTCGAAGCAACCGCTGGTGGTCTTGGACTTGATAAACTTATAGGCACAGAAGGTCTGTGGCCTGAAATCGCAGATGCGAAGCAGTATTTAAGAAACATAAAACAGATGGGGAAAGCTGCTCTATTGAACAGCGCAAGAGGTGCAACGTGGGAACAAGAGAAGATTGAACAGTTATTCCCAAATCCAGATACGATGTTTACAAATCCAAGAATTGAAGCACGTAAGTTTAAGAATCTTACTTCTGTTCTAAAGAATGAAAAGAAGTTTAACAATCAAGCTATTGTCAGTGCTATTACGCCAAAAGAGATTGCAAAATATAGAACATCAAATAACGAAATAGACAGATTATTTGCATTGATAGCCAAGCCAGAAGGAATGTTTGGACTTACTTCAGATGACGATGCTCTGATTAACAAATATTTAGGGAAATAATTATGAATGATTTACCTAGAGTTATGGAAGCATTAAGGAATGCGGATGCGTCTGGAAATACTGAAGATGCACGAAGACTTGCCCAAATAGCAAGTAGGATGCGTGATTCGGAACCAGCACAACAGGAACAACAAGAACCGCAACAAGAAGGAGGTTTTGGTTCATTTGTTGGTCAGGGACTTACTGGACCTATCTCTGAAGCTGTTGATTTTATCCATTCTGGGATGAAAAAACTTCCATTAATGTATAAGGGTGACAACCCATTTATGGGAACTAAATGGGCAGAAGAAAAGATGGGAGTACCATCAAGACCACCACGGACTCCTTTAGAATATGCCGGAAGAGGAGCTGGAGAAGTAGCTGCGGCGTTAGTGCCTTCTACTCTTGTAATTAAAGGAATAAAAGGAGTTGGAATTGCAGGTAGAGTTGCTGCTGAGATATATAAATCAATGGTTAAGTATCCTAAATTGACAATGGCTGGAGAATTCGGCGGTGGATTTGGAGCTGGCTTGGGAAGTTACGCAGAAGAAGAAAAAGGTGTTACTGGCGGAGAACTAATGGGTGGTGTTGCTGGTGGTGTACTTCCATCGGCAATTATAAATGCTCCAATTGCCGGTGCTGTGAAAGTAGGTGGACGATTGCTGAAAAGGGTAGGGTTACCGTTTACGGAGGCAGGAGCGAAGTACCGTGCTGGAAAATATCTAAAAGGGCAGATTGTATCTCCCGTAAAAACTGCTGACATTTTAGGGAAAGAGACTTTGGGCGATCTTCCACCAGCTATAGTCGCAGGTGAGCGGAGGATGACTGTTCTTTACAAGAGTTTGGTTAATCAAGATGCTGTTTCAGAGTACGATGCAGTAGAATCAACAGGACGGTCAATAGTAAAACTTGAAGGAGAAATGCGTAAACTTGGATATGGTTCTACCGAAATACTGGCAGATGTAACTCGTAGGCGCGTAACTGCAATTAAGGCAAGACTCGATAACAAGATTCTCGAAGCAACTAAAAGAGCGCAGGATAGATACGATGCACTTTCTGTCGCAGGACGAAAAGCAGATGAATCAACCATTGTAAGGAATGAAATCGAAAAGGTAATGCGATTAGAAAATGATAAAGTAAAAGATTTATGGTTAGATGTTCCTAAAGATCATCCGGTAGGAGTTGCCAATACAAGACAACAATACACAAAACTAATGGATGAACTTGCCTATTCCCAAAAAGCAGATATGCCAGACGTTCTTACGAATGACCCTATTATCAAAAACAAAAAGATGGATATAACCGTTATAAGAGAAATGCAAGGTTTAAGATCAAAACTCCTTGAAGGTGGCAGAGTCGCACGGAAAAATGGTGAATGGAACAAGGCAAGATTAAGTGACGATATGGCTGATGCTATCCTTGAAGATATGGGAGTAAGCGCAGAAGGGACAATAGATGATGTTGCAACTTCTCTCAAAACTGCAATAGATGCGACAAGGGAATTTAAAACAAGATTCAATCAAGGAATAGTAGGCAAGGTATTAGGTTTCGATAAAACCGGCGCACCCCAAATTGACCCTACTATCGCACTTCAGAGAAGTATTGGAAGATTGAAAGATGTGGGTGCTGTTGATATAGACAAATTGATGGTAACGCCTGAAGCAAAAGAAGCAACAAAACGATTTCTTACACGCAGTTTTACTGATTATGCCCGTGATGCCAGAACTGGAGTCATTGACCCAAGTAAGACAAGTAAATTCATCAGAGAGAATGAATCTATTCTTGATAGATTTCCGGAGTTAAGAACACAACTCACCGATGTTGGTGAAGCACAAAAACTCGCAAATCAGACAGCCAGAATAATGGAAGCACGAAAAGTGCAATTACAGAATCCTAACGTATCTTATTCTGCAAGATTCATTGGTGCTTCCGATATGGGTAAGGCTGTTGATTCTGTATTTACGGCAAAGAATCCACGCTTAATGGTTCGAGACCTTCTCAATAAAGCCAAAAAGGATAAGACAGGCCACGCACTTGAAGGATTGAGGGGAGGTTTTGTCGATTATATATGGGATAAGTCTAAGACAGGTGGGTTTAATGAACTCGGTGAAAAAGTTCCATCGGGACGGGCAATGCTTGGTTTTATAAGAAATAACGACTATGCGTTAAAGGGTGTATTTACACCAGAGCAAATGGGTAAAATGAAAAGAGTTGGATCTGAACTTGCTCGCATTGAATCTTTTGAAAAAACACCATCGGGCGGGAAAGTAGAAATAGAGATGAAAGATATTGCATCATCCGCATTAAGATTATTCAGTAGAATCGGTGGAGCGCAGGTCGGACGAGTTATTGCAGGTGCAACTGGAGGTGGAACCGTACAAACACCAGGAATTGTATCTGATAGATTCCAGATGTTCGCAAAATCTATATCAAACGATAAAGCATTCCAAATGGTTCATGATGCGATTCTATCAAAAGATCCAACATTATTGCGTTCATTACTTTTACCAATAACTAAACCAAACGGTAAGGTGTCTCTAAAGAATCTGATGACAGTCGTAGATAAGATGGAATTGTGGTTGTTCGGAGCCGGTTCAAGAGTTCTAGGTGACGAGGAATAAATGAAAAAACAAAAACGGCAAAGAAGAAAACAGAGAAAGAAGAAAGCCATTAGGAAACTAATATGTATAACCAAAGACCAATAGGAGGATAAAATGTTTAACCAAAGACCAATAGTGACTCACGTATTAATAGACCCCAATAAACCGCAAGGTAATTGGAACCAAACAAACAACGCTACTACGAAGAACTTTAACGGGTTGGCGGCTATCGTTCTTGAAACTAGCAAGGCGTACACTTCACCAGCGATAGACCTGAGAGAAGTTGCACAGGATGGCATCTTTTCGCTGGAATATACCTTTACCGGAAGTGGGGTGGTAACGTGGTCGTACACGGTTTGTTCAAAGGAAGACGGAACATACTTTGCTCCGGTAAATGCGGCGGATATTTTCACTTCAGTCACAACGGGTACTGCCGGTGATTCTTTTGAACCAGAGATGTTCCCATTTATTAAAATCGTAGCGACTGAAACTGGAACAAATACGGCAACTATCTCTGGGTTGTACGTAAACATCCAGTAGGAGGATATTATGAGATTCGGATGGGATCAATTTAGAAAACTACGTGCTGTGGCATGGAGTTGGAGTGGGGTACAGACCTTTGCCTCTCTGATAGCCACCACGGCAGACATAAATGGCGGAACGGCTGACCTTTCCACGGTTAAGATACTGGGAACAACTGGTGGAGTAACCACAAAGACCTCTGAAGCTACGGGTACGGCAACCGCCGCGAGCACCTTTGATATCGAAGTCGATATTCCTTCTGGTGCGAAGATTATAAGTTGTCAGCTAAGAGTAGACGTCGCTCTAAGTTCTGGTGATGGTGGAACAACTTGGAGTGCTGCTTATATAGATGGTTCAACGCAGACTCTTGGAGCTGGGAAGGCTTTTACTAAAAATACAAAGGTAAATACTTTCTTTGATGAAACTGCGGTAACGGCGATAGCGAGTGCGGAAACTGATATCACAGTAACAATAAACTCTAACAATTTTATCTCTGGTGGGAAAGTCACAGCGATAGTAACCTATCAGGAATTTACTGCAATGGGTAACGCATAAATGAAAGGTATCGGTTGGGACTTAGCACGAAAACTCAGGGGTAAACCTTGGGTTGTCTTTTACGAGAGCTTCACCGGGGATGGTTCTACCAAGACATTCACTTTGGACGGAACTGTCCTCAACGCCACATTCTTGTCTGGAGTTTGGGCGGTTGCTAATGTTCAGATAACCAAGTCAGTTTCAGCTACCAAGACTACGGGGAAGGCATTGTATGATTCAAGCAACGTCTTCACCCGTCATCGCATATCGTCATCCAGTGTAAGTGCGGTAGGAGTCGTGACTTTAAATTACGCTCCGATCAATGATGAAGAGTTTTATGTCTACTATTGGTATGAACTTCCCAACGGTACACGCTTGGAAGATTACTATCGTGATGATATTGTCTCAAAGTTTGAAGCTGATGAACCTTCCATAGCATCTTCGATTAGCTTAGATACAACCAACTTTGGTGGTATTCTTTCTGGTGCTGATGATACTGTTCAGAAAGCCATTGATACTACTGACGATCATACCCACGCACAGTTACACGATAGGTCACATTCCATAGTAAGTACGAGCGATCATACATCCACGGCAACCTCCGGTCAAATGCTCAAGGGAGATGCCAATGGTCTTCCCGTGGATGCCACCAATACCGATACACAAGTATCTGAAACTGTCACACAGGCGTTAAATGGATTCGTTAATAGGACTGACTCAACTCTGGTCATGGATGGTTCAAATTTAACGGTAACTACTGGTTCAAGTTTCGTATTCTATTCTGAAGGTATTAAGTACACCAAATCATCGACACAAAGCGTTGCGATAACTAATGACAATACTCTGCATTTTGTCTATTTCAATAATGCCGGGACGCTATCTGTTAGTACGACTACATGGTCTTTTTTAGATAATAAAGTCCTCACGGCGTTGGTTTATAAGACTGGTGCCACTTATGCGATATTTGACGAAAGGCATTCTTATAATGGGGATAGACAATGGCACAAATGGGCGCATGAAACTGTAGGAGCAAGATACGAAACCGGATTGACTGGAACTTTTAACGATACAACTCTTTCCATAACGCAAGGGACCATACATGACGAAGACATAGCAATAGATACTGTTGGCACATTAACGACTTGTCGGTTGTGGTATCGCAACGATGGCGGTGCCACAATGACATTTGATAGCAATGTAACGACCCCCTTCAAGATTGTCGGTGGTGCTGCAAAATACGATAGTGGTGCTGCGACTGCGTTGGTGAGTGTTACTAATAATTATTATTTTTCCTCTTATGTGTATGGGACCCCCGATATAGATTATCCAATAGCGGTTGTCGTTGGGCAAGCTGAATACGCTGGCAACACTGGCGGGTTAGCATCTGTAAGGGCTGAAGCATTGCCAACTATTGTTGCTGCCCTTAACGTAGAATGGAAACTGCTTTATCAGGTTATCTATCAAAACTCTTCAGGAACACCAGCTTATGTTGAGGCAAATGATAAGAGGTTGGTTTCTACTGGCCCCGCTGGAACGGTTCAAAGTGGCAGTCATGCGGCATTAACTGATAGAAATCTGGCAAACCAGCATCCACAAGATTCAATCACTGATCTCAATACTACCGATTCACCAACTCACGTAACGGTAAAACTTAGTGGATTAACCGATGATTATATTCCTTACCATGTTGATGATGCTACTGGACTAGCCGATGGCCCGACAAAGACGAATGTTGATAGTGCGGTAAATCTGAAACATACCCAGAATACGGATACAGCTTTAGGTGCTCAGTCTGAAAATCTTGACATGAACACTCACAAGGTTGTTGGTGTTGTCGATCCCACGACCGATCAGGAAGCTGCTACGAAGAAATATGTTGATGACAGCGGTGGCAAGAAGTACGTAGCCGCTATGATGGCTGAAGGTGTTGGTAGTCAGGGTGGTGGGTCTACTCTTCCCACTACTGCAGAAGTTGCTAATGCTGGCGCAGTAATGGATACAGACTTTGATGCCACTACTTTTCTTTATGCGACAGCTAATAGTACTCCAGAGGCAAAAACACCAGCAGAAGTTAAAGGAATACTTGACCTCGAAATAGGTACTGACGTTCTAGCTCAACAGACTATTGGAATCGCTGATGATAATCTTCTGGAAGTTGATGGTTCACCTAATGACGATGAGTTTGCAAGGTTTACAGCGGCTGGTCTTGAGGGAAGAACAGTTGCGGAAACTCAGAGTGATCTAGGAATAGGTGGTGGAGGGAATAACCTACTTGTAAACTCTGGGTTTTGGGCTTGCTCACAAGGTACGTTGGCAACTTACGGTGCGGCAATAGACGAGGATGATTGCTCTATAGATGGCACTGCAAATTGGACAAAGAATGCCTGTACTTTAGTACATGATACAGACCACTATGTAATGGACCCAACTGGCGCAGGAGCTTATGCTTGGAATGCCACTATTGGTACGATGAAACAAGGCAGTTTATATAGAATGTCTTTTGACGTAATAGATGGGTCTTCCGCAAGTGTTTCGTTTTTATTACGAGAGTACGGTCATGATGGGAATCAACTGTATTGGAGCACCCCGAGAACTACGACTGCTGGTTATGTGACACATACCTTCTTAGTTTGTCATTCACAAACTTCGACTAATGGCCTACCCATGATATATATTGCATCTGATCCTGGAGGAACAATATTCTTTAAGAACTTTACGTTTAGTGAAGTCATACCTCAATTTACAGGTAGTAGCGGTGCAGACTGGCACGGACAGACCGATACACTAACTACAGAGAGAATTTCCAGAGACCTCACGCATTGTCGTGGTTTGCATGGACTGAAGATTACTAAGGGTGCTAATACTGCTGAATATTATACGTTAAACTCTACGAATGTCAATACTTTTACTGTCTTATACCCCTACATGGGGCAGACAGTCACTCTTGCAGCGAAACTTTATTCCGTAACTGCGGCTGATAATGTAAAACTCCAAATTAATGATAGCAATGGAACCACAGAATCAGACTTTATTAGTGCGGATTCATTACAAACTATAAGTATTTCAAGAACTGTTGGAACAGATATTACTTACCTGAATTTCCGCATTTTGTTTGACGGTGATACTAGTGACGTGGCCTATGTATCTCAGCCGATTGCCGTTATAGGAACTTCAATATCTGAATGGTCGCATCCAGCAAACGAGAAAATAGTTTTTGAGTCTGCCCAGGTATCTAATTATTTTGACGGTTGGGGTAGTTTTAGTAGTAAGTCAGCGTATATATCACCACAAGGTGACAGTAATGGTGCTGTAGGTGGAGAATGTAGTGCTGTCATGGTATCAACAAATGTAAATGATTCTGGTTCGGCTGGAACACTGACGTTCTTTGCAGCAGGTTTACCGACATACAACTACGAAAATTATATCTATGGACAAGTTAATGATATACCAAATCAGAGCATTGGGATAATTGATTTAGATTATAGGTACGAGGATTATTTATATAACTTGGTTGCCTCTGGTGCTACGTTTGATTTTAACGCCTTTGAATATAGGGGGATATTTGTGAAATGATTAACTTAGGAACAGGTGATTCAATAATAGCAAAGCTCGGTGAAGCAAAGACAACAACCGACCCTACTTATGATGTCAATTTCATGGACTCAGACGATACGGCTGGAAATAAGAAGGGTTCACTGAATGGGACGTCTGAAGTAGAAATCTGTACTGCACCGGTCAGTGATGAAAGGATAGCTTTTCTTGGAATCCTTTATAACGCAGATACGGTAACGCATACTTTCATTGTTTATGTTGCTAACGGAGCAGATCGCTACATCGTTCAGGAGAAAGAAGTTCTTGCTGGTGGACTATGCTACTTCGGGCCGGGAGAGGCTTCTGATGCGGGGATACCGTCAACTTACCTTGATACAGACGGAACGCTTGCGGCGAACTCAGATGCGAAGGTTGCTACACAGAAAGCTACAAAAACTTATGCTGATACCAAAATAGCAACCTCTTTATTTGACGCTCAAACAGTATTAGCTGCAACTGCCGACAATACTCCTGCGGCACTTACAGTTACCGAACAGACTGTTGTTGGGCGGTTGACTGGCGGAAATGTTGCAGCGGTATCTCTTGGAATAGCGGATAATAATATTCTTCAGATTGATGATGCAGATGCGGCGGATAATGATTTTGTTAAACTTACAACCGCAGGTGCTGAAGGTCGAAGTGCAACAGAAGTACGTTCTGATCTTGGAACAGAGCCATTTGTTTGTGGCGCTGATGCAGACGGAGATATCTGGTATCGTGCTTCAGGAGCATTAGCAAGGCTTGCAAAAGGTACGGCAACATATGTGCTTACTATGAATGCAGGTGCAACCGCTCCTGAATGGGCGGAGGCTTCAGATGGCGGTGCTTCAATAATAGAAACTCAAGTATTTTTATAGGAGAAATCATGGCAACTTATTCAAAAGTAAAACTAAGCGGTTCAACAAATGGAAAGGCTATAAAGGTGGTTGCGACTTCCACAGCAGGAACTACCATCCACACAGCGGGAGCTGGTGCGACTAATTGGGATGAGGTTTGGCTTTACGCTGTTAATTCAGACACAACCGCACGAAAACTCACGCTTGAATGGGGAGAGGCTACCGCACCTGACGGGAATATTGAACTGACTATTCCAGCTGAAAGTGGATTGGTCTTGGTAGCACCCGGACTCTTAATTCAAAATGAACTGGTTGTCAAAGCCTTTGCAGCAGCAGCAAATGTAGTCTTAATCCACGGTTACGTGAACAGGATAACAGCATGATAAGAGGGCGAGAAAGAGTATCGACTGAAGTTAGGAAGTGGTTTAATTACACCACTATGGAAGCTACTGGTGGGACAATAACATATTCTGGTGATTACAAAATACATACATTTACCGGTTCTTCTAATTTAGTTGTTGTATCACCAGGACAGATTGACTATCTTGTAGTTGCAGGTGGTGGTGCAGGTGGTGGGGCAAATGTTGGCGGTGGAGGCGGTGGTGGTGCAGGTGGTTATCGCATAGGATTACTTGGCCTCACCGTAGGTAGTAAAACGGTTACCATTGGTGCAGGTGGTGCCCCGTCTGCCACTTACGGGGGAGATGGAAGCAACTCGGTTTTTGATAGCATTACTTCTGATGGCGGTGGCGGTGGTGGTTATTACAACGGATTTGATGGTAGGACGGGTGGGTCCGGTGGTGGTGGTGGCGCCAATGACGGCACGGGAGGCGCAGGAACAGCCGGACAAGGCTTTGCGGGCGGTGACGGCGGCTCTGCTGCTTCCGGCAGTGGTGGTGGAGCAAGTGAAGTAGGAGATAATGGAGTTAATGGATCAGCGGGCAGTGGCGGTGACGGGCTGCAATCTTCAATTTCTGGCTCAGCTACTTATTACGCCGGCGGTGGTGGTGGGTGTCAAAGTGTCATCCAGACTGGTGGACTCGGCGGTGGTGGCGATGGAGCGAAACAAAGTACGACTGCCGCAGAAGCAGGAGAGACCAATACCGGTGGCGGTGGTGGCGGTGGAGGTAACTTAGTTGGCGACGGTAAAGCAGGCGGTTCAGGAATTGTAATTGTGAGGTATAAATATAAATAATGGAAACTCTATTCGCAGAAATAAAGGATGGCAAAGTTTTAAGGGTAATAGTAGTTGACCCGAAAGATGTTCTTGATGAAACCACAGGAGTAGCATTTTGCAAGAGACTTCTTGGTGGCAATTGGAAGCAGACATACCCTGATGGAAGTATAAGGAAACATTATGCCGGAATTGATTATACCTTTGATACTAAAAAAGATGCCTTCATCGCTCCACAGTTCTATCCCTCATGGAGCCTTGACGAAGACTGTAACTGGAAAGCACCTGTTGCAATGCCTAAAGATGATAAGTTTTACACATGGGATGAAGACAAATTGGAATGGACAAGCACCGAACTGGAAAAATAGGAGACTGGAAATGGCCGATGACGAAAGAATGGGAATAATTGAAACTAAATTGGACGGAATTAAAGAGGATACTACTGAGATCAAAGATTGTGTGTTTGGCAATGGCACTAAGGGATTGAAAGCTAGAGTTATAATTCTAGAAGTCAAATGGTGGGTACTCCTTATCCTTAGTTTTGTTTTGATAACTCCTATATCTATTGAATCCATGAAGAGGCTTTTAGGCTATGAATAACGTAAAATACAATCTTAAAAATCTGTCGTATGGCGATACCAAAAGGGTATTCGTCCGCATGATCGGGGATCTGATACGCTTTGCCTATGTCAAGGGATTTGAGTTGGGATTTCCCGATTGCCGGTTAAAACATAAGAAAGACAGTCTGCACTTTATGGGACTGGCAAAAGACCTCGATCTTTATTTAAACGGGGTTTACCTGGATGACGGTACCGGCCATGATATCCTACATGATTATTGGGATACCTTGGGCGGCGCTGAGAGGATAAAGGGAGACTCAAATCATTATTCCGTGGAATGGAGGGGGCGTAGGTGAACATTAAAGAAGAGTTGATAGACAATTACAAGTATTACAGACTTCTTGCACCTTATAGGTTCAAGAGCAAGGTTCTTGGGTGCACGATAACTGTTCCCAAAGGGTTTGTATATGATAAAGAAAGTGTCCCGATTATAACCGGCACTTCAGTCAGGGGAGGTCTGATTCATGACTACCTTTGCCGGATAGACTCAAAACCAGTTGTCACGAAGAAGCAAGCGGCTGATGTTTACCTTGAGGTTATGACCGGAAGAAAGAATGCGTGGTGGCGCCGGTACATTAAATATTGGGTAGTTCGATATGCCTTTGGTTATTTTCACAAATTCAGTGTATTATCAACTTACGAGGAGATAACGGGCAATGTGGAAATTACTGAATAAGATGAATAATCGCACAGTCGCAATTCTTGGCATCTGCCTTGTTGCTATCGTGGCGATCCTGGCATTCACTCTTCCTGATTCAGCTTGGGTTGCGCTGATCGGGATGCTGAAGTAGAATAAACTTATAGATCAGTTCAAAGTTACAAAGTGGGTATGCGTCCCCGATACAATCACTTGGACGTGGAAGATATGGATGTAGATTCTTATGGTACACCCTATTGCCAGATAACCAACAAATGTGGGCACGTTTTTTCTTTGTTTGTTCACGCTCCTTTGGATGCAAATACACGCAGGTATTGCAAAACTTCTCCATCACTTACCCCTTCATTTCCTTTTAATGTTTACCCACGCCCAAAACCTTCTGCATAGTTCACAGTCACAATGGTACGGGTGCATGGACGCTGTCTGTTTCTCTTCTGTGGTCATAGCGCTAATCCTTATACTGGCAAATATACCACCTTCGCCCCGGATGCCTCCAAAATGGCACTATGCAAATCTGTCCGGTTTCGTCATGTTGCCAATAATTCCATAACCATCGTGTTAATATAGAATTTTGTAAGCGTTGTATAGTTGTCATCTTATCCCCTCTCTTTACTCTGCCTTTGTTACGTAAAGCTCATGTACGAATTAACGATGTTATCAAGGTCTTCTTTAGACAGCGTATCGTTGTAAACCCTCTTCAGGAGCACAGTAATTGTGGCATTGTAAAGTTTCCCGAATGTTTCCTCGACCATGTTCGCAAAGGATATACTGTCTGCTACTATCTGTGTACTGCCATCTAGTCGGATAACAATATGGAAATATCCAGCCAGGATAGTTACGTCATCCCTGAACTTTTTGTAGTTCTTTTCAGGAACACCATATATTGAACTCACTTTGGGAGGTACCCAATTATCATAGCCTATATTTATTAGAGCAAAATACTTGCGAAGGAAAGCCGGGTTCCTTACCTCCTTGGTCTCTGTTTCAACCATAGAACCAGTCTTAATTTTCTTATAACTTTCTTCTGAATCAGGATCAGCGGGGAGTAACCCGGAAATAGTTTTGATTAGGTTTATTTTCATCCTGCTACTCCTTTTCTAATAAATTCTCGAACAATACCTTCACTATCATCCTTTCGGCATAGTCCGTTAAGGTGCAAACGTGCAACCCGTTAGCATTTCTTAGAAAACACTCAACCGTGAGGGTATAGTCACCCCTCGTTATTCTTAGTTCCTCTTTGTCTGGGTCAAACACTAAAATTATCCGCTTCTTCATCCTACCCCTCCCCTATCTCGTACATTTTAACTTCCTCCTGGAGCATGATTATCTTCTGTTCCAGCTCTGCACGCCCCGATCCACGGCACAAGAACATTAGACCTGCACCTAGTAAAAAACTTATTAAGCAACATATTATAGTCATCCCTCTACTCCTTTAAATGTCCATCCATGCTTGGACCATGCTAGTGTGATATGGGCCAAAATTGCTGATATACCTTTCTTCGCTATCTGGTCCAGTCTCATACAGATTACATAAAGGCGTAAAGTGACCCGCTTCTTTACACATCGCATTTTCAAAAATTCCAAGACAATATCTAAATTCTTCAACAGTAAAGTCTTTAGTCCCTGTTCTGTGACCCATCGTGTATGTAAAAACCCTTATCCTGTCACCTGCTTTCATGACTACTCCTTTCCTATCCTCTTTGCGAGTGCAATAGCTCTCAGTGCTGGTGTGTCATTGCCTAGCAATATAAGCCTTATCTCTTCAGCACCCGGCAGGAACTTCTCGTACTCGTCAATCGTTTCATTCCGACCCTCGCCGTGCCCTACTTCGTAATCATCTTCCCATTTATTTACTTCTCTATATTCTGGCTTTTCCATCATTGCAGTTCCCTCAATTTCTTCGTAACCATCGCCAATTTGAGGCAGAACGCTTCCAATTCTGCTCTGAGCTTGCCGATGAAAATATTGTCACGGTGGATCTCTTGGATTAAAGGCTTTAACCCTGGGTAGTACATCATAAAGAACCACCGCTTAAACTCAGTGACCGACATGCTACCTTGGATTTGTTGGTACTTCTTTGCTATTTTTACTGCATCCTTTGGATTGAACAGGCATTCCAGGGCATTGTTATAGTCGGGGCAAAATATCTCTAACCCGGCATCTTCCATAAGTCCATCAGGTGATGCTCCATACTTTCTTTGCTCGTCATGGAATATAAAGCCGACCTGTCTAACTTCCATGCCCGTAATAAATTGAAATGTCCTACGTGCCTCATCTTCCGTTTCGTGCCCTTGTTTCATTTCATAGCTTTGATAATTGTTCCCGGCATGTTTACCCGTGACTCGTTCAACTGCCAACTGGCGTAGGTATTTTTCTTGTTGCTTTGACGCATCTTTGGTGGCAGTCTGTATTTTGATGAATTGAGAAACGGTTGGAACGCCTAATCTGGCGTCCCACCACGCATCCTCGTACTGTTCGCATTCTATGATTATCATGATGCTTGCTCCGGCTCCATTGACTTTTTCTGCGCCGCTATCATTGCCTGTCGTGCCGCCCCATATTTCTTCGCCGGGATTTCCTTCATTGACTTACATTGCATGAGACCAAGAAATGCGTCTGTCGTACCACCCTTAACCTTCTTCAGCATTTCTTCGAGTATCGATACCTGTTCCTCGGTGATGTAATCACCACCACCACCGGCCCCATTACCATCGTCGTCATCACCCGTTGGTATATTGAAGATCATGCAAGTAAGGTATCTTCTACCATAGGAATATGCAGAACCCTCACCATGTATTTCTGTCATCATTGCCTTGCCAGCGATTCCCGTTGTCTGGATTGCAAATTCACCGTACTTCTGTTCAGTGTGACCATCTTCGTGCATGATATCAACACAGACTCTTTTATGGTTTTCTTTTTTGGCTTCCCCTTCATAAAACATAAGAGAAAATCCCTCCGCCGTATAGATAGGGTTGGCTGACAATAATACAGCTTGCAGTTTAGCGTACATGCTGCTTGTCTGTTTGTTTTCTGATTTTGCCACCACCAGCTTAATCTTTGATTGCGCTCTGACCATCGACGCATTGAAAGCCTGTTTTGCTTCCCTGTCCTGTACCCGTTCCTGCATACCAATAAGTGCTTCTATCTTGGCTACATCGACGTTTGGATTTGATGCCATGCTTTCAAGGAAGCTGAAAAATTCATTCGCAGGGGTTGCGATTGCTGGTACAGGTGCCTCTTCGTTTCTCTTGTCGATCACCTTGTACTCGGTTTCTATGGATTTGTCTGTCATCCTTCCTTACCTTCCTCTCTTGCCTCTTTCAGGCATGTTTCGCATGGAGCGATTTCAAGTGTCATGTCTAAATCACCATCGATATCTTTCGTAAATGTTAATCTTCCGCAACACACAGAACAAACCATATCGTAAGGCTGTCGATCCATGTGGTCTTTGACCTGATCTGTGATATCTACTTCCATGTTACATTGCCTCCGCTTTCTCTATTACTATATGAGCAATATCTGTAAGGCTGTCTACGGCTTTGCCATAGATATCCTTTGCCTCTTCGGAACTTACTGTGGATTTTTCAGCAGCCAGAGAATGGATGAGTCCCCCGAACGCAAACAGCTTTCCCCTATCGGGCAAAAGTGCTTCTTGCCTTTTATTCTCTGCCTTCGCCTCTTCATCTTCCTTCTCTTTCCGTGCCGCTTCGTCTTTGGCATCCTGTTCGGCCTTGATCTTGGCATCTTCTTTGGCTTTTTTCTCGAAGGCTTCACGGTCAGTCTTTTCCTTCGCCTCCCGCTTTTCCGTCTCAAACGCCTCACGATCCTTTTTAAGAGCCTCTTCCTTGTCGGCTTGCTCCTTATCCTTCTTATCCTGTTCGGCTCGGATACGGACATTCTCTGCCCTCTCAGCGGCAAATCTGGCGGCTTCTTCGTCCTTGCGTGTTTCTTCGGCTTCAAATTCATCCTGTGCATATCTGAGTTCAGCATCAAATTTGTCATCGGTCATCCCGGCGACATCGGCATAGGGTAAAACCACATTGTATGTCATGAGGGCTTCTACCCGGCCATTGACCAGAAGGGCGAACTTCTTTTCTTCCTCTTCCTTGACGCGCTTCCGCTCATCGGTGACTTTATTCTCCTCGGTCTGGAGGTGTGTCTCAATCGGTTCAGTGGCATCAAATAGAACCTGGGCGGCGGCATTTACATCCTTTGCGTATGCCCTTGCCCTTGCCGACTGTGCCAACTTTGCCTTCTCTGTGGTGGTTCTCACCTTTACCACGACCATTCGTGCTTTGTGAACCGCTTCAAATTGATCGGCATCTTCAAGATCGGTGATTACCAGCTTCATGTATTTTTCACCCAATTTGGCAATCATGGCTAGGTTCGCATCGTACTTGATCGGCGGTAATGTGTCGTATGTCTCTTTCATTTTACTCCTCCCTTTCAGGGACATTTTCAACAGTCCCGTATTTTTCTAATAGTGGGTCAATTTCGTCATGCACATCATACCCCTTGCCCAGTAAAACAACGGCATTATGAAGTTGTTCACTTGAAACTTCCATCCCAAGTTGCCTGTGGTGCCTGATATTGTAATCTGCGTTTTGCAAAACTTCCATAATTGTTAAGCCCATCCTATCCATCCTTTCTCTATTCGTTTTCTGGTTTACCCGATAGGCCACAATAGCCACGGCGTTCTGGCATAGGTTTATCACCCCATTTATCCCACCATCGCCACGCCATACAATTAGAACCTTGACACTTATCATAATCGGCCCTGGCTAACGCTGCTGGGCAGAATTTTATACCTACAATTTCTTTCTCTGTTACTATCATCCTATCCCCCTATCCCTTCCTTTTTATCTGTAACGATAACTGGGCCAACCCTTATTCCATTATCAATATGAGAGTTAAAGTACCACCAGTCATACATATCGTCTGAGATATCTTCTGGCAAATCATCTTCGTACATATATTCTCTACGACACTCTTTCATCCTATCCATCCTTTCACATATCCCAATCCCACCACACCAAAAAATAAGACGGCCAGGACTGAGAAGGTTATGATTATCTTCCCCCACGCAAAGTCAGAATCATTCAGCACATCACGCCACGGTGCTGAAGGGGTGTCTTTAACTATGGTGCGGAGGTGCCAGAGTTTCATCATGCAAGCACTCCCTCAATAGCTGACACAACCCACATTCCGTCTTTTCTGGTTTTTCCGTCGGCTGCAACTTTTTCGGCTAACATCCGTGCCGGGGTGTTTCTGATTTGCTTGATATCGCTTGAATCACCCTCCCAGAAAACGCTATTCCCCAGAATATCGTTCTTGACTTCTACTCTTATCTTCATGCTTCCCCCACATCATCCGACCCACAATCGGGGCAGTAAATATATTCAACATCTCCCTTGACCCCCGAAGTGCGGAGCCTACCCCTGAATCCGTCCCACTTACATGCACTACAAGTCACCCACTGGTGCATTTCGCATACGTGTTCACCACTGTATGTGTCTATCGCAACAGCCTGCTTGTTGCATATGTGGCATTCTACATCCCTCATGCTGAAGCCGTGTTTCGCCATAGCCTGTTCGTCATGGGTTAATGGTACTCTCTCACTCATGATATCCCCCTACGCATCAATGGTTTGTTCTTCTTCTGGTGCATTTGGTTTTACTTGCATCTTTATCTGCGACAAGGCAGTTGCGAAGTCAGGTCCAACTCCGTGTTTATAACCCGCAATGTAACAACCGCATTCGGCTTCGTCACGATCCGCAAATGAATTAATCCTGTACTCAGTTTGGCAATACTTATCACCGGCCATTTTCTTCAATTCCTCATGTGCTTCTTTTATCTGCATATCCTCTCTCCTTTCAGCGTTAAAGCACTATTACTATTTGGTTACACACTCGGAGCATTTCAAGAGCATTGTCTATGCGATTGCACTCTGATGGAACTTGACCGCAATCTGAATCAGGGCCACAGCCCTCACAAACCTCGTTACCAATTCCTTGTACCAATTTTATCAATTTATCGTTGTCCACTTATTCCTCCTTTCAGCGGGGGGCAAGTTCTGACCCCCGCCAGGTGCAGGGTGCAAGCGAGGGGTCCGCTAATTCCCTCATTTCGTCCGTCCATACACGTTGTGGACTTGCACCCTTGCAGTTATGGGGAAGGCACAGGCATTAGTTTGTGGTACACTATTTACAAGCTAATTATTACCGGATTTTTTCGCGCCTGCTCCAATACCGGCACTGGACACTCCCCCAATTCAAAGATCCCTACCCCTCTCTGCTCTTTGTGCGGGGAGCATGACCCGTTGCCGTGTAGAGCGATTATGTATTGATGGATCGCTCCCCATGATAACCACCCCCTTCAAAGATCATTCTTACTATTCAAACCACCTTTAGCCACCATTGCAAAAATCGGTACATTCTATCTGTTATACCCCCGTTATTAACTCAAATTCCGTTAGGTCTTTCTCCGATATTACCTTGCATTTCGATACCCTGAATTTCCCGTCTGATGCTATCGGGATACAGGCAATATCAGCGCGGGAAAATTCAACGACTTTGATCTTATACCCTTGGCGCCAGTTTTCTATACACCAGTCAAGAGTTGCTACACTGATACCGTAATCACATTCCGATGTTTCGTCAGTACACGCTTTCTCTTTAACTGTCTGCCCGACAATATATTTTATGCCACCATAGGTAGGCCCCTCATCGTTAGCACTGGTAAGTTTATATGCCCGGATTTTGCCTACTTGATCGAGTAGTATGTATAGAGGGGTTGTCCTGTATTTGGAGATACCTTTGGCACCACTGAGATAGGCATAACTGAGATTGGCACCACGGAGATTGGCATAACTGAGATTGGCACCACTGAGATAGGCATCACTGAGATTGGCACCACGGAGATTGGCATAACTGAGATTGGCACCACTGAGATTGGCACCACTGAGATTGGCACCACGGAGATTGGCATAACTGAGATTGGCACCACGGAGATTGGCATCACTGAGATTGGCACCACGGAGATTGGCACCACTCTTAACCGCCAACTCTACGGCTAATTTCAGTGATCCGGTTTCAACCGTAAAAAGTATTGCTCCAGTAAATCTATGCTTGATTTCAAACTTCATTCTTTTCTCCTTTCCTATTTTTATACCACCTTTGCCGGTTCCCCCTCTCTGCCAACCTACCGCAGTAGGAGGTCTGGAGGGGTGCATCGTACTAGGTAGTAGGGTGTTCACCAGTTACATGCTCCAACTTCTTCATTGAAGGTTTTTCTTAATCTTGACGGTGCCATTGCTGCCTTTCTTCGCAGTTCAATAGCCCAATCGGAAAGCATGGTATCGGCCTTGCCACGTTCAACATAACCATGTCTGTGTAAATCATTTAGAATTTCGGTTATAAACATTTTATCTGATTTTGCACTCATTCTCTCTTCCTTTCTATTGTCATTCTTTCTAGGGGGAGGCAACAAGTCCGTACCCTATAAATCGACCCATGACCATATCCCACTCGTAATACCTCCCCCAAAGAACTTTATCGTGATTGCATTATAGGCATAGTCTTTCAGCTAATGCAAGAACTTTTTTCCATTATCTGTGCTTGCATTAAGAACTATTTTCTGATATACTTTAGCCATGAAAAATAAATCATCTAAAACATACGTAAAACAGTTAGTTAGGCGAGAGGGTAGCGAGGGTGCGGTTGCAACGCTTTTGGGAATAACTCCCCGGTACGTGAAAATGCTACTTGCTGGAAGGGCACCCGGCGAATCGTTAAGAAGGTTAATCAAGATGGTGTTGAAATGAGGAGTTACTTCAAAAATCATTATTGGGTAAAAAAGAATCGGGTAAGATTGATAAGTGAAAGAGGTTATCGTTGCGAGAAATGTGGTGCGGTTCCCCTGAAACTAGATCAGCACCACAAGGATGGGAATAAGGACAACCACGAAGATTCAAATATTGAGTTACTTTGTCCTAAATGTCACGGAGAAACACGCACTGGAATATCAACAAAACATTCTAAGGCATATGTTGAGAAGCGTGAAAAGCAATACTTAATCTCTACACCTTTTCAGAATGCAGTAAAAAAGAATAGGGTGGCTCTCTTGGATGCGGGTTACAAGGCGTCAACTTTGACAATGTGGGCCTATGGCAAGCGTCATCCACGGTACAAAACCGCTGAAAAACTGGTGCCTCTGATCGGGTTACACCTGCATGAGATACCCTGGATGAGGTTACAGATTAACGATTAGGAGGGTGTAATGAGCGTGGCGGGTATTTACACAACAAAAACCGATATTCCAAGAAAACCTCACAGATGCCAAACGAGTTGCGTTTATAACGAAAATGGAATCTGTGATGACCCGTTCATAAATCATGGGAATGGTGATGCGAGTTGTTATAGGATGCCAGCAAAGAAGGTACTTGAAATGTTGGTACCATTAACAGATTAACGAGTAACAATTAAGGAGGTATTATAAAAGCAATACGAGAACAATTAGCAGATTATGCTCACGATGCTTGGTCAGGATGGATGAAGTATATGTTTGATAAGTCCATACCGTATAAACCGGGGGAGGTTCAAGCGGAAGAGGGTGCTTTAATCATTCCCAAATGGGCGGTTGACAGGTGGACGGCACAGATGAACAAAGATTATGATAGTTTGCCGGAGGATATGAAAAAATCAGATCGTGAAGAAGCCGATAAGATGATTGCTATTCTCAAGGTTAGAAAAACCCACAGAAAACTTGAGCAGTTTAAAGATTATTAATAAACAAAGGGGCAACCCGGAAAGGAGAAAGGTATGAAATATAAATTAGAAATAAAACCAGCGATAGTTCCCGAAGAGCGCCATAAAATTGAAGATACCCTTAAAGAAATGGGGTTTCATGTCAATGGTGGTGGGACAGATACGGATATGTCCGCATGTGATGTGTCGTTTGAAAAGGATGAAAGGAGGGGGTAATGGAACTAAGATTATGTCCGTTTTGTGATGGTGAGGCATCGGTGATGCACAGCTACAAATCGGTGTGCAATAAAAAAACGATGGTTCTCACGGAACTATCAACAACATATTGGGTGAAGTGTGACCAGTGCAATGTGTCTCAGTGGTATCACGCTACAGAAAAAGAAGCCGTGGAAGCGTGGAACAAAAGAGCTGCCGATTTAGGGAGAGTGTAATGGCAAAGGCATACAGAAACATGACGATTAAAGAACACGATGAGTTCCGTGACAATGCTAAATGTAACTGGTTGAAATGCGCCGGGGGGATGGGGTTAGTGGGGCGGGGACAATGCGATTTTAATGGTGAATGGAATCGTGCAGATTGTCCGAAGTTTATCACGGATGAGGATTATGAGAAGAAACAGGGGAGGTGTAATGAGAAAGAGGACTGAGCGAAAGAAGCTGGATGAGCAATGTCTGTCTCTGTTTTCCCTTTGTGTCAGGGCAAGGCAAAAGACCTGCCGGAACTGTAACTCAGATTATAATTTGCAAGCACATCATATCGTCCAGAGAACCTACAAGTTATCACGATACAACCACGCGGCCAATGGACTATGTTTGTGCCGGGGTTGTCATTACATGGAAAAGACTGACGCTGAGAGATTTCGCAACATGGTTATCGGTATTCTTGGAGAAGATAAATATGCAGAACTTCAGAAGCGTTACCGGGTGCAATATAAGTGGTCTGTTGCCGACCTGAAAGAGATCCGCAAGGGGCTAAAGCATGAACTATCAATAGTTGAGAAGGATTGGGGCGTACCTTTTGACCCCACAGATTTACCTTTTTGAGAGGAGAATAGGATGGAGACATTCACCTGTGAAGATTGCACCAATGGATTTACCTACTGTGACGATAGATATCTTGGCTGTGCTAAAGGTCACGACACAAGTAAGTATGGCCCACATAATTGTCACGATTATGAGTTTGCAGACTATGAAATCATTTACGATAAGGAAGGAGAATAGCATGAAAGATAAATTTCCTTGTGGCTGCGCCGGTTATAATGAACTATTCGGGATACACCGGATGGAATGTAATCACAATCTTCACGAACTTGTCAGGCTCTCTCTAGCCCACGGGATTATTTCTAGGGGCAAGGCGTGTGAGTATCTGGGGATTAACAGAGCCGATCTTGATGAGTGGGTAGAGAATAATCTTGCATCAAATAAGTAGTCATGGTATAAGGTAGGTGAGAGGTAAATCATGAGTAGTGACGGATACTCAAAAACACTTAGAATTTCAAATAGGCATAGCGACAACTATCAGCGCAAAGTTGGTAGTGGGGCCGTCACCCCTGTCGTTATGCCTATTTTACGTTTTAAGGTGACGTAATGGCAAGAGGCAGGATGTTACAAAATCGAATATCTAAAAGCCGAAAAATGTCGGAATTATCAAGCGACACAGCTCGGTTATTATATACATGGTTATTGTCACATCTTGATGTAAATGGATGCTTTTACGCAGATCCCGTTATGATTAAAAACCTCATATTTACCCGCCTCGATACCCCAATAAAAACAGTTTCAACAATACTAAATGAATTGGAAGTAAATGAACTTATAGTTAGGTATGAAGTAGACGGTGAGTTGTATCTTTGTTATCCTGATTTTGAAGAAAAACAACCGAAAATTCAAAGAGATAGAGAAGGGAAACCAGATATACCACCACCAACTCAAGACCAACTCAAGAGCAACTCAAGAGTAACTCCTCCACAAGAGAAGATAAGAGAAGATAAAACAATACAACGCAACTCTGACGAAACTATTTTAATGAGTGATGGGATAAAGGAAGTTTTAGATACCATTAATAAAGAAAGAGAAATACTTGCTGGTAAAAAGTTAAGGGGATTTTCTGATGATAAATTAATAAAAGCGCGACTTGAAGATAAATATACTGTATTTGAATTATGTAGGGTTGTGATGCTTAAAGCTAGTCATGTTAATGAAAAAAAATTAGACATTCTCTATTTTCAACCATCGACACTTTTTGGACCAGAAAATTTTAAAAAATATTTACATCAAGCTGACTTGGAGAGGGCATAATGGAATTTGAAGAAATATACGAACCGGAACCCATTGTAGACCATTTGTCTGAATTTAAAAAGACAATGATAGGATCATACCGCAGCGACATACATTTTTTGCAAAGAGATATTGCCTTAATGACGATAATACGAGAGACAGCGAAAGGTGAAGATTTGCGGATATGCCGGTATATAATCGGTGATGATTTGCTGAGAATATCAGAAGTCAAGCATGAGATGGGGAGAATCAGAGATGAATATTGAAGAACTGAAAGACTACCACGGCGAAGATCAAATAATATCATCACATGATATGGAAGAACTCATAAGGGATCAGAAGATACTTTTTAATATAAACTCAAACATATCGACACTTGACAAATACATTGACGGATTTGTACCGGGTGAGTTGATAGTGGTATCAGGCTATACGAAAAACGGGAAGACTTTATTTGCTCAAACACTGACAAACAACTTTTACAAGCAGGGATATTTTTCTTTATGGTTTACGTATGAACTGCCCCCGAGACAGTTTTTAGATTGCTTTCCTGATATGCCACTGCTCTATATGCCGACCATGCTGAAATCCGGTAACTGGCAATGGCTGGAAACCCGCATCCTTGAATCATTCTACAAGTACAATACCCGGATAATCTTTATCGATCACCTGCATTATATTGTTGACATGCTGCGCCAGGGTAACGCATCAATGGAAATAGGGACTATCATTCGCAATCTAAAACTTATGGCTGTCAAGCACAACTTCATTGTTTTTCTAATGGCACATACAAAGAAGAAATCAGACGGGGATAGTTTTGGAGATCCGCGAGACGCTTCTTTCATTGAACAGGAGTCAGATTGTGCTTTAATGGTAAAGAGATTCCCGGAAATAGACGACAATCTGGCATGTGTTAGAGTGAACCAGCACCGAAGAACCGGCGCCATGATGAAGAAAGTATGGCTTGAAAAGAAGGGAGGTTATCTTGTCGAAACAACCGAGAGAGAAGCACCGAAGGACCGTAAAAGCTACTACGACCGTGATTAGGCATATGTACACCAGGCATGAAGGGAATTATGAAATCGGTGTGATGATAGATGGCAAGGAATACACATATTATTTAAGCTCAGAATATGCGGTGAGAATGTTTGAAAATCATGTAACAAAAGGCAGATATGGAAAGGCAATAACAATTTTAAACCAACATAAGGGGGATAAGATATGGTAGAGAAAATAGACAATGCAATGGCCGAGTGCCGCCGTTTTATGCTACGAGCGGATGAATGGAAAAAGAGGATTAAAGCCGATAAATATGCGCTAATTTCAGGAACGCGGGAAGGTGGAGCGGCAAAACGTGCGAGCCTTGATTTATCAATGGCTTTAGTTGAACTCAGGAAATATAATTAGCTAAACTTTTAGCTAAACATAAGGGGGAGAGATGATAGAACAAGAGAAGCATGAAATATTCGAGGAATTGAGAGTATTTGGAAGCCCTGAGAAGAATATAGCTGCCTGTATAATCGGATCGGCTATAACCGCCCTACATGCAAGACCTCTGAAATCTCCAAACAAACAGACACACCGAAACGCAGAGACAATTAAAGCGAGATGGTTTTTCGAGGAGCATTCAACAAAACAATCGGTATCAACATTACGATATTGCTGCGATGCTTTGGGGTGGGACAGAGAAGCACTAAAAAAGGCTGCCCAGGACCCCCGGACAGCCGTAAACATCACTGACTGCTGTGTGATGCTAGATTAGATCACCTCCTTCTATGCTATTTGCTCGTTAATAAATCGTAATTGTGATATAGTATTCTCATGTTCTTTGACAATCTTTTTCAGCCGATCAATCTCGTAATTGAAGATTGAGATAGTGCCCTCCAAGTCTGCTATGGTTGCATGGAGCCGTTTAATTTCGGCCTCTGCAAGTGCAAGTTGTATTATCATTTCGCCCCCTTGAATCTTTCTCTTAAACCATTAAGGCCATTTGTCACACTTTCCCGGTCAAGTTTTGTAACTGCAAAAGTTCCCCTTGTTGCCCGGTCGGTGAAAAGATAAATGTCCGGGCCCTGGTAGACCTCCTGGACTCCGGTATAAATTAGATCGTGGGTTTTTGCTAATTGTTCGCCTGTCATTTTGTCACCCCCCTCTCTATCCTATAGCCCTTATTGCGAGCCTGTAAAAGTGTCCACTGTTTGTTTATGTTTATCAGCCTGTCCAGACATTCAAAAGCTGAACCCCTGAAAATGATCTGCCCTCTCTGTTTCAAAATATACATTTCAAGCCTCCCTCTTCTTAGTTGGCACCTACACCCCAACGAACCCCTGAAAGTTGATTTAAGGGTATCGTGGGGCGGTCTGGTGGTTATTTGTTAGCCTTCCCCCAACTTGTGAACTTATCGCCCTTTTTAAAAGTATCGATAATGCTTGATCGTTTCATGATTCTATTCCCCCCGATTAGTTATACCTACAGCCAACCCTGCCAGCACTTTGCGCCCTTGCTGCCCTTGTCATCCTTAAACATTGCGACTTGCTATAACTCCCAGTCGCCGTGGCATTTTTAATGCTGAGATATCTGTAGCGGCAAACTTCATCACAATATTTTCGCTTCCTCCCGGTCAATTCTTTCTCGCAATAGACACACATTTTCATAAGTATATTGCCTTGTAAGTTCCATCAACCATAGAACTGCCCCGGACAATGTATGTCCAACCACCGGAAAGTGGTCTGAGTGCCATAAATAGTGCCCACGTTACCCAGGCATTGAAAGCGTTGTCTGTTGTGAGTAGGTATTTATGGTCATGGTCATAATCCGATTTGTAACAGTTTGCACCTGTTAATTGAGCGATGACGCAAAGTGCCCAACTCACAACCCTGTTCCCGTTCCAGTTTCTTGTTTTGACTGTATATTTCATGATGTCCCCTTTCTGTCGCTGTCTTTCCTGAAATCAGTATATTCCTCGTAGCATTTTGAGCTGTGCTTTTCGATGAAAGCATCATATTCCTCTTCGCTATCGAAAAATACAGTGCTTGCCAAGTGCGCTTCATAGTAGCAAGTCAATCTCCATCTTGGAAAACTAACATCCTTGCCTTTCTTTTCCATGAAAAAGATATGTCGCCCCTCATGATAAAACCCGATATGCTTCATGTTTTCTATTTTCATCGTCTTGAACCTTTCTCCCTGTAGGGTGTTAAAGTGCTTTACGGTCTTTCAATTCTTGATCTGCATTTATTGCGAGCCGGGTATATTTGTCATATTCTTCAATATCCCCTGGTTGTGTTGGGCGACTTCCAAGGCGTAAAATCCGGCCTATTGACAATTCTATAATTTTATCAAGCTCATAATCTGTAGCATTTTCTATCTGCATAACTCCCTCATTTCTCTTGACAATATGCCAAGATTTTAGTATGATTAGTTAATGGATCGTTGACAATCAAAAGTGCTCAATTTCCTTCGTCCAGTCTGGATGATCCCTTTCAAACTCTTGGGCTGCTTCCTTGTCGTCTGCCGTGATTGCATAGCCGGAAAAAGGGAACCTGTATAATGTTTCCCCGTCAACGCTCCTAAATGTCCAGTCTGTCCCGTGTACGTCATTAAATCTCATGCTCTCTAACCTCCCTCTTATATTTAACTACTCATGCCAGCCCACTAAAGTAGTGGACTGAGTGAAGAGTTAAATGCGAGAATAACACCAGTTAGTGTCAATGTGGCCAGCCCAGTATCCAAAATCAACATTGGAATGGTCTGCCACTGTATGTAAGGGCCATCTTGGTCCATCTTCCCCGGTGCGCTGGATGCGGTGAATCATGGTAATAAATCTTTTGGAGTATACTCTGATTGTTTCGTTATAACCGATTGTCTTTTTCATTGTCCTACCCCTTTCATATTGTTTTAATGTATTAACTACTTATTCCAATCGTAACGCTTGCACCGTGGACACGCTTTAGGCACCTTTAACTTGCTTTCCCACTCATAACCACATCTTTTACATTTATGCTTGTGCATCTTATTGCCTCCCTATTGTTTATCTATCTCATTTGCTTTGTCCCAAGCGTCGAATTTATCTCGGAACTTGCCATAATGGCGAACTTCGTCGTCGGTTTCAACAGTGACAGTCCAGAAAGTCCCTTCACTATCGAGCCCCTTTGAAATTTCAGTGTAATGCTTCATGTCTCATGCCCCTTTCATATTGTGTTAATTAATCTATACTATTATTAATAATACTATGTCAAGTAGATAATGCACTAAATCAAAATAAATCGCATAATCCTTTGGTAAACTTTGGAAATAGTTGCTTGACAAGCCAATAAAGCTGTGAAATAATGCAGGTATGAATAGAATTGCACAGTCTCTCATACTCTAAAGAATCTCATACCTCTCTCCTCATAACGTGGCCCTGGGATAATACCTGGGGTCACATAACCTAACATAGCCAAAGGAAAAGAAATGGCTAAGACAGACACAGCGACTAAGAACCTACCAGCAATAAACAACCAAGTAAACGAATTTGACATCCTTGAAGCAATCAAACTCAAGACCATAAATAACCATAGCTATCAGGAAATAGCCGATTATTACGGAATGCCTAAACCTACAGTGTACAAGAAGATACAAGCACTTATCAATATGATCGGTGACCCCCAAGTGACTGAAGCGTTTAAGGCTAAAAGAATAAACATCCTAACCAATATTGAGAGGGTAATGAGTGAGAATCTCATAAACGAGGACAAACTAAAAGGCGCGTCATTAAACAATATAGCCTATGCTTTCAACCAAGTACACACTGCGCGACGCTTAGAAGAGGAGAAGGCCACCAGCATCGTCAAGCCTTTGGTGAGCTTTGGTACAGAGCCTATCGATGTTACGCCTGTAGAGAAGCCGGAGGATTGATTGTAAGGGCTTTTAATTATTAACTAATAGGAAAGGATGGGAGAATTATGGTATGTGAACAGTGCGGAAGGAATTATGAGAGCAAGAGAAGCACAGCAAGGTATTGTAGCCCGGCGTGTAGAGTAAAAGCATCAAGAGTTAGCGTAACAGATGACAGGGTTAGCGTAACAAAACCCCTTAGCGTAACACCTAAGTCTGTTACGGTAAAAGTCGCCGGCCAGGTCCTTGAACTTGGCAAGGCATACTCCACTGATAAAGATAACCGATGGTCTACCTGTTATGATATCTCAGAGGCAGGATTCAAGCGCAGGAACAAGAACTGGGGTGATAAGTCAGAGGTGAACAAGGAAGCTATAAGGGTAGGCAGCAGAGAGCGAGCAACGGCATTGATTGAACGCATCACAGTGTCCAGGGCTATGAGAATGGATATCATAAGGCAGTGTGAGGCATGATGGATAGATGCAAACACGGTATGATAGAGGGACAATGCAGTCTATGTGCTGGCATGGAGACAAGGGCAACAGATCAGAGCAGCAAGGGCCCGGCATGGCTAGTGACTGAGAAGTACGGTGCAGGTAGGAGATACGCAGCGATGTGCCACGGGTCTGACGATGAGGACGGCAAGTACGGCAACCAGGGATAGAGGACGACCGGGGGGCATCACCCCCAGGGGGCGGGGATCGATAGTACTTAATATCACGCTACAGGGGTTTTCTAATATAAAAGGGGTCTAAGATGTTACATTTTGTGATTGCTGCGGCGGCAGAATGGACAGACAGTTATCTTGCGATTACAGTAGAGGATAAAGATGGTGAAGGCATGACGACACTATGCTATGACAGACAGTGGATCACGTTATCTGCGGTGATAGGCATTTCTGAGTTTAAGTCGATAATCTGTGGCAAGAATTCGGTTGTGTGGAAGTCGAGTCATGGCGCTATGATTTCAGATGGCAGGACGGTGAGGAAGTTTTAAAGGGGGTCTATGAATAAGTTAATTTGTATGAAGTCACCATTGAAGAAGTTTTGTTCGGCGTGTAAGGGGAGGTCGAAGGTATTCCCCGGAGGCAGTACCCGTACATTGCTATGGTGTCAGTCATTCTACGATGAGGACGGTAACTATCACCACCACGATCCGAATACGACCACGACCCAGTACCGGTGTAGTGAGGGTCATGAATGGTCAGAGAGTAGCACGGGTTCATGTTGGTGTGGTTGGAAGGGGTAGGGGTCATATGTTAGTTTTCTACAGTTCAGAACTTAGACGTTATATCGCTCAGGTAAAGGATGCACCGAATATTAGTGGTTATGGCGATACTGAGGCGAAAGCCTTGGTGGATCTGGCGAAAGCCAAGAAGCGGTATATTGAAGTGTTGGAAGAGGATTATGCGTATCCGTGTAATGTTGACGATTAGACGGTTTATCCTCATCTTGGGTGTTCTGCTTTGGTTTGTTGGTCAGGACGAACCGATGGTTTTTCCTTATGCCAATTCAGTGAGGGTGAGTGAGGTTAGCGTTTTTTCGAGGGTTACACGTCAAGTAGTCCCTGCGATGTTGGTTACGGTATATGAGTATGGTAGGCCGATATATACGGCGGATTTAAGGTACGTGAAGGCGATTAGGGTAGGGTCAGAGATACGATGAGGGTTTTTAAACCATTAACAGAAAGGAAGGAACAATGAAGACGATAAAGAACGATATAGAGTTAAGGCGTAAAGAGGCAGAGGATGCGAGAAGGAAAGAGTATGCAGAAGGGTTGATGGAGGCGACACTTGATAAGGTGAAGCATAGGAAGAAGGTATTGCACGATGCACAAAATGCTTACATCGATGCCCGCGAAGAACTCAAGACCCTTGAAGAGACTCCGCTGGAGATGATCGAGGTGCCGGAAGTGGCGTACATGCAATTACGGTGTGGTACTGGGATCTTCAGGGCATCAGAATCGGACGATGATACGACTATACGCTGGATGAAGCCATGAACTGCGCCGACTGCGAACATAGCCTTGCCCATGCCTTGTTTCTCTGGTGTGGCAATAAGGTTGTCGAGAAGAGGGGTGTAGCCGGTTCAGGTGTGCCATGTATTCCGGTATGTCCTGCTAATGAGGTGCCTGCGTGGTGCCCTGAAAAGTGGGATATAGAGGAAGAAGAGACGCTATACGTCACCAAGTCCGATGAGACGAATGTGACCACTTCCATTGAAGGGCTGGAACCGATAAGGGAATTGCCTAGTGGTGGATATTACAATATAAGCGAAATCGTAAGGAAGTTAAACAGACTGATGGAAATAACCAATAGAAAGGTAGGGATATGATATTAAAAGGTAAAAGTTTAAATGAAAGGTGTCAGATTCTGAAGATTGCTACGGATATGCCCGCTGTTAATCGTTCTGATCGGAGAGATTCCTTGAAACTGGCAGTACGAAACAGAAAACACATCAAGGTTGTCACTGTTGAACCGGGTAGTATTGGTGCCAAACTTCGGAAACTGGTAGGTACAATAGGAAAGGAGAAAAGATGAGAGCAGCAGAATCGCATAGAGTATGGTGTCCGAAGTATCAGGTGACAGAATTGCATCGTTTGCTGAATCACAACCGGGGGGCGTTTGGATGTGAGGTGATTGGTGGATGTCTTGGCGGGCGCTGTGGTGCTTGGGCTTGGGATGACGACGAGAATGGTCATTGTGGTTTCATTAACCAGTCTCCAAAGGACAAGATCACCGTGGATGGTATAGAGTTCCCCACGGAGATTAAAGTATCGAATATGGACGAATTTAAGGTGATTGTAGAAAACGCCTTTGCGGAGCCGGATGAAAAAGCGACAGAATCTCAATTTTGAATATCAGATAGCCAAGTTCCAACCACGGCAGATAGAGCTTTGCAAGCAGTTTGATACTGGACTGTATAAGTTTCTTCTATATGGTGGGGCGTTGGGCGGGGGCAAGTCCTATGGCCTGAGATGGTTTGCAGTACGTTTTTTAATGATGATCTTCGCCAAGTATGGACTTACATGGGTCAATGTGATGTTGGCTTGTGAGAACTATCCGGCTTTAAAGGATCGTCAGTTACAGAAGATTTCAAGAGAGTTTCCTGATTGGTTGGGCAAGAACTATACCGATCATAAAGACTATGGGAGATGTTTTATACTTTCGCCTGAATATGGGAATGGGATTATCTGCTTCAGGAACCTCGATGACCCTGCAAAGTACGCTTCAAGTGAATTTGCGGCTATTCTCGTTGACGAACTGACCAAAAACGATTACGATGTGTTCACATTTTTGAGGCAGAGACTTCGTTGGCCAGGACTGAAAGACATAGAATGCCCGTTTGTAGGCGGTACGAACCCTGGGTCTGTAGGTCATGGGTGGGTAAAAGCTCTTTGGATGGATCGGATATATGGTGATGAATGGGCGCCGACATTTGAACAACCTATAGATTACAGGGAACAATTCTGCTATATTCCGTCAAAGGCTGATGATAACAAGTACATCGACGCAACCTATTGGGGCATGCTGAATACTCTTCCCGAAGCGATCAGGAAGGCCTTTAGGGATGGTGATTGGAACGTCTTTGTAGGTCAGGCGTTTCAGGAATGGTCGCCACCGATGCACGTTGTTGATGGTGATTTGCCTGTTCCTGATAATGCGCCTATCGTAATGACCTATGATTGGGGTTTTGGTGCTCCGTTTTCAATAGGGTGGTGGTGGATAGACAATGACGGTAGGGTTTATCGGTTTGACGAATGGTATGGGTGGAATGGAAGCCCGAATCAGGGATTGAGAATGACCGATACAGACATTGCCAAAGGGATTATTGCCAAAGAGAAAGGTCTGGGGATCTGGGGAAGGGTAAATTCGAGACTGGCCGGGAGTGATTGTTTCCAGAAACGTCCTAACTACTTGGGTGGCGGGCAGGGTCCATCGACAATGGAAGTTTTCAGGGATAATGGGCTTACTTTAAGACCGGCAGATGATAAGAATCGAATCGCCAAGATTAAACAGATGCACGAGAGGCTGAGACACGATCAAGATATGCCGATGATGAAGGTATACCCTAATTGCAAACAGTTTATCAGGACTTTGCCGAATCTCGTAGTCGATGAGAATAACATTGAAGACGTTAATACAAAAGGTGAAGACCATTGTTTGGTAGGTAGTACAATAGTCGATACAAAAGATGGGGAAATTACATTACAGAATCTTGTAGGTAAAAGTGGTAAGGTTTTAACCTGTGGGGGATATTGGACAGATTTTTATAATTGTAGGAAAACTAGAGAAAAAGTAGAAGTGTTTCGTGTTTTATTCGATGACGATAAATCTATTACTTGTACTGAAGATCACAAAATATTAACCAGTGATGGTAGATGGAAAGAAGTAAAAGACTTGACTGATGAAGCGTGCCATGTTAGTATCCAAAATAATAAAGATATTATGGAGGTATTAACATGCGAGTCAAAAATATCGACAGTACCACACAAGAGTTTAATGGTAAAAGGTACATATTATCAGAAAAATACTTTGCTAGGACAAGAAAAAGGTTACATCGGGCAGTATGGGAATATCATAATGGGAAAATTAAAAAGGGTTATCATATCCATCATAAAGACTTTAACCGATATAATAACCAAATTGAAAATCTTGAATGTAAAGACTCTTCAGAGCATAAGTCGCAACATGGGAAACTTAATTATACACAACAATGGGTTGATGCATTGCATGTTGGGGCTAACAAATGGCATGGAAGTCAAGAAGGATTGGAATGGCACAAACAACAGTACGAAAAACACTGTAAAGACAAAATACGTCAGCGAACAGATAAAACATGTGTCTTTTGTGAAAAGGTTTTTAAGGGATTGCCATTTCAAATCTATTGTTCACGAAGGTGTCAGCAAAGGAAATGGCAACTTGATAGTAGATCCGAAGGAATATGTAAATGGTGTGGAACCAAATTTGTTGGATTCGGAAAAACTTGTTCACCACATTGTACTTCAAGGTCAACATGGGAAACACGCAAAAGTAAAGCAAGTGATTTATGTGGGTGAACAAGATGTTTTCTGTTTAGATGCTGCTTACACACATGCATTTTGTGTTAATGGTGGTATAACAGTACATAATTGTTTTGATGAAGCCGCTCATATCGCCATGTCCAGACCTATTGGAACCATTGAAAAGAGAGTTGAGCCAAAGAAGGCACCGAAAGACGTTTCAGAGGTAGCCCATTTGGAATTGAAGGAAATATGGGATGAATACAATGAAATTAACGAGGGCGAATATGCCCATTGGTAGAAAGGAGAAATCATGGAAGTAGCAATAGCCGTTTTAATAGGTATCATTATTTATCAAGGGGTGATACACCAATTAGACAAAAGAGAGGCTGTAAGGCGTGAATCTGAGCTTCTGAACCGTATTATGGCGAAGAGTTACGAAGAGTACGTCATGGCAGAAGTACGGAAAGAAGAAGCCGCAAAACCGACAGAACCTGCGCCTGATGTAGAATTTGGGATACCGGTATAAGGAGTAATATAATGGATACCTATAAGTTTTTCAAGAAAGGAGAAGATTTAAAAGGTAAGGATTTAGTTAATTTTGTCAACGCATTGTTCAATACTGACGTGGATTACGCACGGACAATGCAAGATCGAGTCACCTACCGGAACATACTGTACTATATGGGCGAACAGTGGATTGAATACATGAGGTCGTCCAGGACATTCCGCCGGAGACAAATGCCACAGTATGTCCCAACGCCCGTTGACAATGAGATCAGGAGCTTCGTTAAAGCCGTCAGAGCAATGTTCTTAGGGCAGAATCTTAAACCAACCCTTACCCCCAACACAGATGAAAGAGAAGATCGGGAAGCGGCAAGGCTCGGAGAACAGTTCCTTATATGGCTGGATACGGTCAATGACAATGAGATTCAGGGTGAAAAGGAAAAACTCATCGATTGGATGTGCCTTGGTGGTACGGCATTCATGAGAACAATCCCCGAAATGGATGGTGGGCCTTGGTTCATCGATAAAAAGGGTACGGTCATTAAAACCGGGGAAGTCGTCGCCAAGAATGTGATAAACTTCAACGTCATCATGGACAGTCTGGGCGAGAACTTCAGGGACAAACGCTGGATCGGCATACGGTCATTGGTTCCCCGGGAATGGGTAGAAGATACCTTCAATGTAAAGATAAAGGGCGGTGATAGCGAGAGAGCGATTGATTACCAGAAGAGATTACTGAAGCTCGTAAGCAATGTGTCACTCTGGAAAGGGCATGGGCTTGAAAACAATTCTATCGAACTCAACGAACAGGAATTGGTACTATTCAAGGAACTGGAAGTTAAACCCTCTATTAAGTATCCAAAGGGCAGATACCTCGTAGTTGCTGGCAATGAAAAGTTGATAGATTTAGATCGAATGCCTATCCCTGTCAAAGACGGCAAATGGTACTATACTCTGACTGACTTCCATTATAACAAAATTCCAGGCAAATTCTGGTCAGACCCTGGGGTGAATGATCTTATCAGTCCTCAGAACAAAATCAACGAAATAGATCAGGCTCTTATAATGAATCGTAAGGGATTAGGTAGGCCAAGAGTCATCACTCCAACGGGCCTTACGATAAAGAGACTGAGTGAAGGCGGGCAAGGTTTTCTGGCACTTGAATATGATGCTTTACTTTCAGGCGGCAAAGAACCGAAGTTTGAACAGGGCATTGCACTACCACAGCAAATCTTGGAAGAACGCAATAATTCAAAGATACAGATTCAAGACCTGTCTGGTGATCCCAAGAATATAATGAGAGGCAAGGCGCCATCATCTAAATCTTCTGGTATCATGGTAGATATCCTGCGTGAGACTGCCGAGAAGGGTCATGTACCTGATATAGACCGCTACAATACTCAGATGAGCGCTGTTTACAAGAAGCGTCTGATAATATCTCGGGACGTTTACACAGAAAATCGCAAGATAAGTGTCATGGGCAGAAACAGTCGTAAGCGCATAATGAACTTCAAGGGTGCGGATTTACGTAACAACACAGATGTTAAACTGGAAATCGAGTCTGGATTGTCCACAACGCAAGCCGGGAAGAAACAAATCCTTATGGACTTGATTCAGTATAAGTTCTTTGAGATTGAAGATCCTGAAATTCGCAGGGAATATCTCAAGAAGTTAGGTCTTAGTGGGTTTGCAGAGAAACTTGACGTAGACCGTGAAAGAGCAGAACGGGAGAATACCGATATCGCTACGAGTAATGTAGAAAACATCTACCTCATGGAAGTCAACCCGGAAACCGGCGAGATGAAAGATATTAACGATGACCCATTGTTTGACTTCGATGAACACGCAGTACACTTTGAAGTTCATAAGAGATTCCTTCTTTCAAACGAGTTCGATAACCTGTCAGACGACCTGAAGGAAATCGCCATGCAGCATACCGATGCTCATAGGATGATTCTTATGAAGGCGAAACAGGCAGAGCTAGAGCAGATGGCTCAAATGGAGGGGAAAGAATCCCCGGAAAGTGGAAAATGAGAAAAAAAATACTTGACTTGCTGAAAGTTTTAGAAGATAATAAGATCTATGGGAAGTTATCTCCAATATTAGAACATGGAAAGATAACCCGTGCTGAGTTAAAGATAAGTTTATTGGAACCAGATTTAGATAGATTTATCAGCAAGCTATCCGAAGAACGGAGGGGATGATGAAAGATAAATTTAAGAAATATTGTGAAGAACGTAATATAGTACTGTTTCCTTGGCAAAAAGAGTTTGCAAACGATTTTCTTGGAATATCGAGCAATAAACAATATGTAAAGATGCAGTCGAGGGCAAATGGGAAAAAATTTCTTATAGGAGTTTTAAACGGTTTTTTAAAGTGTGCGTCTACGAGGAAAGGAAAAAGTGTATTACTAAATCCCTTTCTTCCAGACCCTTATAAGAAGATGTCTAAATGCCAAGAAGAAATGAGGAAAAAATTTATAGAAGGAAGTTGGGACATACCAGAATAGTTCTTTAAAATAACGCTATCAAATAAGTTGAGGCGATGAGTGGATTAACATCCATTTGTCGCCTTTTTTTGTGCTTTCAGGTCAGTCAGTATTGATTAACCTTAAACCATAGGAGGACATTATGAAAACCGCAATGATCGGCTCGGACCCGATATGGAAAAGATTGTTAATGAATGAAAGAGGCGAAGTAGGGTCAGACCCGCCATCTGACGACAAAGGCGCAATAACCGACCCGCCACCGGAGGACGGTAAAGAACCGCCCGCTGACGACAAAGTTCCTTGGGATAAAGACCCTCGTTGGACTGCATGGCGAGAGAAGGAAAAGGGAATTGACACGTTCATGACTGCCAATAACCTTGATTCGCTCGAAGATTTGATGACCCATGTAACAGAGGGAAGGGATTTAAAAGGAAAGCTCGGTGAGAAAGACCTGAAGACGCTCCTTGATAATAATGAACTACTGGAGAGTTATCAGGAATACTGGGCAAAAGAAGAAGAAGGCAAGAAGCGTCAGGACGAGCTTCCCGATGACACGATTAAGCGGCTGGAAGATAAACTTGCTGATGAGAAACGTCGAAACGATGATGTGGACAGAAAGCAGGAAGAGGCAAAAGAAGCCAAGAAAGCCGTAATAGGTTACGAGAAGGAAGTTAAAGTTCTTCTCAGTGATCTTTCGCCAAGTGAAGGAAAGTTTATCAAAGAACACTTCGGCATCGGGAACCCTCTGAACGACATTGATATAACAGATACGAAGGCGGTGCATAAGATGGTAGCAGATGGACTCAAAAAGAAGGATGAATACGATCAGGCGGTGATTAAGTCCTATTTGGACGGCAAGAAAGAACCCCCTGTGATTCCTTCTGGCGATCCTCCTGTTGAAAAGCCGCCCGAAGTCAAGAACATGAAAGAGGCCCGGAGTGCCTTTAAAGAACGATTAGGTAAACTCTGGACCTAAGGAGTTTGAAAAATGGCTAACTATGCTGATTTGGCTAATCTTGGTGAGATTCTGAAAGACGTCTATGGCGACGGTTTAAAGAATCAGTTTAATGATGAAACAATAACCTATAACCAGTTCCCGAAGTCGGATATCGCACCCAAAGGAAATGGTTATGTATTTGGAGTACGTTACTCTCGCGCACAGGGTACGGGTGGACGTGCAGAAAGCAAAAAACTTCCCGATCCGTTGACCGGGACGAAAGACCAGGCCAAAGTCGTGCCACGTTACCTCTATGGTTCGATTCGACTTACAGGCCCGGCGATTGAAATTGCCAAAGGAGATTCGGCGGCATTCGTTGATGGTCTTGCCGATGAAATGGATGATATCTATCAGTCCATCGTAGTTGATATGAACAGACAGTGCCATTGGGACGGATTCGGGCAGATAGGCCGTCTGAGTGCCGCGGCAACACCGAGTACAAGTGCAACATGGGCTGGAACCTTCGATAACGATATTGGAGTCCAGTACTTCCAGGAAGGACAGGTCGTTGATCTTTACGTTTCCGCAGGCGACTCATTATCCGCAGCCGCTTCAGGAGCCGCCGGAGTCCGTGCCTACTCAATCGATCCGTCTACAAAGGTAGTTATCTTTGAATCAACCACAACCGCTTATACTGTAAACCATCCTTATTTCTCGTCTTACGCAGTCTGTACCGCCGCACAGGCAATAGGTAGTATAGCGGTAAAGTCTGGTGCTAGAGATGCTGCATGGACCTCTGCGGATACACCTGTAGAGATTACCGGACTCACTGGAATCTACGATGACGGTACCAACATCGACACCTTCCAGAACATCAATGCCGACACTTACGCAAGATGGAGAGCAAACATAATCTCCAATTCCAGCGTGAACAGAGAACTCACGATTGATCTGATGCTCAACGGAGTTGACCTGTCGAGAATGCGTTCCGGTCTGAGGGTATCCAAAATCCGAATGGGGCTTGGACAGCGTAGGAAATACGCCAACCTCCTGATGCCGGATGTGAGATTCGCACCCACCGTTCTCAAAGGTGGATACGAGACTCTAACCTTCAGTGGCGGTGATGGCTCCCTCGAAATGATCGTTGACCCGATGCAACAGCCGAACATGGTATTCTTCGAGACTCCTGATGCGATTCAGAAATTCGAGTTGACACCTCTGGGATGGGGTAATCTGGACGGAAGCAACATGCACAGAAGGTCAGGATATGATGAGTGGGATTTATATTTGAGAATGTACACCAATTTAGGGACACATCGTCGCAATGGATTGACCCTCTTAAAAGACCTGGTCGAACCTGATCTTTATTAAGGGTGGGATTTAGTTCTTGACATATTTAAAGTAACAGAACGCTATCAGAAAAACTGAGGCGGGTTTCATCCGAGAGGGTGGCCCGCCTTTTTTATTAACCTTAACACAGTATCCCTCTACGGAGGGGGTAAACTAGGAGATTATCATGATTAAGAAACGAAATTTAGACCCAAGCTTGATTCAATGGATAATGGGACAGACAGGTCTTGGACCTGGCGTTGGTGAGTTGTTCTTTGTAGCTCCCGATTCAAGTTCAAGTTCACAGTTCAGAACCCAACTTCAGAGTTGGGGTGTTGAGCAGAACTATAAAATCTACGACTCCCCGGTTACAGCTCATGCAGCAATGGTAGCTAATAGGAATGATGTCATGCTCATTTTCCCCGGCAGGTATGATACCGATTCTGACAACTTTACATGGAGTAAGGACTCGTCCCACATGCTTGGCATGGGTCAGGTGATCCATAGTTGGTATGGTGATGGTGGAGATGTTACCATTCGGAATCTTTCAGCTACAGATGCAGCTTATGCAATGCTCGTAACAGGTGATTATTGTCAGTTTCATGGTATTCATGTCAATAACTTTGGTGAGAATGCCGCTTGTGTATGCTCCATTAAAGATCAGGGCAGAAGTAACCATTACCACTACTGCATGATTGGTGGTCACGTTCGATCTCAGCAAGCGGGGGCTGCGGCTGCGGCTTGTATGTGGATTGATACATCAGTAACGGCAGCGGGTCATGGTCTCTTGCTTGATCATTGTTACATCGGTCATTCGGGCAGTTCCACAAGGAGCAACAATAATACCCTATTGCTTTTTGGTGCGACAGGTGCTCAATCTGGCGGGTCTGACGTAAGACTCAGGAATTGCGAGTTCAACAGTAGATCAAAGACTGCTGGTTGTTCTGCAATCAAATTTGCAGCAAACTATACCACGGACAGGTTGTTCCTCATTGAAGATAGTATGTTCTATAACTTCTATGATGAGAACGATATTACTTCCACATTGACTGAAGTTATCAATGATGACTGTGCCACAACGCATAAGATTGTTGTCAAGAACTCATTCCAAACTGGTTGGGCTTCTTGGGAAGGTACACGGAGTACAGTTTATGTCACTCAGGCTAATGCTGCTGGTGGTAGTGGTATCGCTACGGTAGAGACTTAACGGGTGAATGACATGAAGATACCCTGTAGCATATGCAGCGAGAGAGGCACAGTTGAACAAGGCCGCCCTTGTCCCGCTTGTGGTGGTTCAGGTGAGATAGAAGCACCCGAAGGATTTCATATGAGTGAAGCTCATAAGGTAGCCATGTTTCGTATGGTTGTTGATATTCTTGATAAATGCAATGACACCCTTGACAAGTGTAACGACATTTTCGAGAAAGTAAATGAATAGGAGTAAATCATGACCAAAAAGAAAGTTGAAGATGAAGTAGTGGAGTCTGAAGTCGTTGAAGAGGTTGTTGTAGATGAAGCACATCTTCAGAAAACACTGAAAATGGCTTTTTTCTACAGTGACCAACATAAACGTATAGAACCACGGATAATGTACTTCCGTGACTATATGGAAAGGGAATACAGGTTCGTAAAAAATGCCTAATGTAAATCCTTCATTCATGAAAGATTTGAGATTGATGGACCCGAAGTTGGGATGCGTCTGGAATCCTGTCAACAAGAAGTTCATTGTGACTTACGAGAGGGCGGTGGGCGGGTCAGTTCCCATCGCCACACTCGGCGGCGTTGAAGAAGGAAGATTCAGACAGCCCAACCCAAAAGATTTGGAGTTCATCAAGTCCGGCGATATGTCAAATGACACGGTAAAGGCTCGTATGAACAGGACTGCGGCTTACATGGAAGACGTAAGAGAAAGTCAGAAGAAGAAAGCGAGTGATGAAATTCGTGACATGACAAAGGACTCCAAGATTCAGCTTACGCAAGGTGCCGTAAAGGTTGCCGGTGGTAAAGGGAACAGTGCTTTTAGAAGGGTAGAGCACAAAACGAAAGGCAAGGTCTTTGAATAAAGCGATAATCACCATTGTTGCTGGTGAAAAGTATAATAAAATCTGGTTAAGAACCAGACCGTTCTTTGAAAATTACGCTGATAAGGTAGGTGCAGATTTAATCGTATTGGAAGATGCGAGTTTCGTACCCAGTCCACATTGGTTGAAGTTCAGTATCTACGAGTTCTTGAAGAAAAAATATGACAGGGTAGTCTTTATTGATGCGGATATTCTGATAAGGGATGATGCGCCGGACTTGTTTGAAATAGTTTCTGAAGACAAGTTTGGGGTATTCAACGAAGGGCAGTTCACGCCACGATCAATGTGTCTTCACGAAGCCATGCAGGTCTATGGTGTACGCTTACCCAAGTGGAATGGCAGAGACTACTACAATACAGGTGTTATGGTGGTATCAAAGAAACATCGCCACATCTTCAAGCCACCCGGTGAAATAAAACAACTCAGAAACGCTTTTGGTGAACAGACCTTCTTAAACTTCAGACTCTTTGAGAATGAAACAGAAGTTCACAATCTGGACTACAAATTGAACTCAATGAGCATCATGGCTAGGTTAACCGGATTCACCAGACTGGATTCTTACTTTGTTCATTACGCAGGATGGGAAAGAGACATCTTTGAAGATATCGATCGAGATATTGAAATGTGGAAGAGTAAAGACTACGACTACAAAAGAAACATCTTCATGTTCGTAGGCGGTGGGATTGGAGATCAAGTCTGTTCGGAACCGGTTTTGAGATACATGAAAGAAGAACTCTATCCCGATGCCAACATTTTCGCATTGACCTCAGTTCCAAGACTCTTTGACCATTTGGACATTAAGGCAGATCGTAAGTATCCCGAAGGTGAATTTGATGCCATGCACGAAATGAATGCTCATCCAAGCCAGGTAGACCATCTTCAAATGAAGCTCATTCATCCATTGTGTCACCCGGTAGACTACATCTCCACAGCTTGTATTGGAAGGATACTACCCGATGAGTTCAAGACACCGAAACTCACATACTCCAAGAAGGATTTGAAGGAATCTAAAGACATCTGTAAGAACCTGAAAGACTTGGTACTGATTCACCCAGGGGTTGGATGGCCTAGTAAAACATTCCCGATTGAATGGTGGCAGAAGGTAGTTGACGGAATAAGCAAGACACATACAGTCGGGATGATAGGGAAAACGCTCTTGATAGATGGTGACGGTGTACCCAAACACTCTTACGCTCCCGTTGAATGCCCTGAGAATGGATATGACTTCAGGGACAAGCTCTCTTTGGGTGGTTTGATTGCTCTTTTAGATAAAGCTAAAGTCTTGGTTTCAAACGATTCTGCTCCAGTACACCTTGCCGGCGCATTTGATAACCACATTGTGTTGATTCCTACCTGTAAACATCCAGACTACGTTTTACCCTACAGGAATGGGCACAAAGACTATAAGACCGTTTCACTATGTAAGAAGACACTGTATGACGACCATATCAAGGGATACTTAATCACAGACCTTGTAGCTTGGCATATCAGTGAATGTAATAACCTGTATGATTATCTTCCAGAACCGGAAGAGGTTATACAAACAATAAGTTTTATCAGTCATTAAAGCGATTTAATCACTGGTAAGAGGAGGCAAGATGATAGTTCTTTTTAATCCGACAGATGAAAAAATAACTGTGCAACATGCAGGGATTTCCAGAACAATGGAACCCCGCACACAGTTAGAAGTAGAGGATGCTTGTGGAAAGCATGTTCTGAACTCACACGGCCCACGCGGTTTGAGTCAATTAACTTACGGTTGCGATGAAGAGAAGGTACGCAAAGATGGTATTGAGCGTAACTTTGAATTTAAAAAGAAACAGGTTGTCGAGTACAACC